GGCCATCCCTTACTCCTCGTAATTCAAATTTATCTAAAAATATTTATGAAAAAGGGTATTTACGGTGGGGAAACAATGCGTGAACATTACCAATCTGGATAAAGGTGGTTAGCAATAATTATTATTAAAACAAATAATATGAAGTAAACTATTATCATAACATTCTACCAATCTGGATATGTCTCTTCTACTAATATTTTTATTTTTCTTCTTTTTACAATTCTTTTTACAGTGCAGTTCTTACATTCATAAGAATATGCTGATGGTAGGGTTCCTTTATATTTTCTTGTCAGATAAAAATCATCAACTAAATTTTTTATTTTACCACAAACTCTACATTTCCTTTCAGAAAATAATAAATGCTCTAATTCTATCTGATCATCAAACTCCATTTTTTTCAAGTTCCTGTAAATAATCAATCCACCAGTCAGGATCTTTTTTCATTTTCCAATTTGGAACTTTCATTCCTCTCTCAGAATAGTACTCAAATATTGTATTATTAATTATCTGTGATATTCCAATATTCCTCTTTCTCTTCATCAACGTCTGCATATGCGTCTGCCAGATATGGTCCATGAGGTTTTTTAGATTCTTCTTTAACATACTTAGATTCAGCACTAGTTGCCGATAACCATAATGCAAGTTTCATCACTATGTAGATAATCGCAAGTGGTATAAAGCATGCTATAAGGATGACTGATTTCATAGAACTTGTATCACTCCAACTATTTCTGGAAAATTTTGAGTAAGATGTCTTTCGATTCCCATTCTTAAAGTTTGAGCACTCATTGCACAAGATTCACAGGCACCACTTAATCTAACTTTTGCAATTGCTGCCTTTTCATCCTTCTTAACTCCATAATACATTCTGATGTCTTCATCCAAATCATAATCTAATTCTATGAGTTCTAAATATCCACCATCAGATTCAATATAAGGTCTAATATCATTTAGTGATTCGTTTACTTGTTGAAGTGTGATACTCATATTCTTTCCAATCTAATTTGATACCCTTGTGAGCTAGAAGAACTAACTTTGTTTGGGTCATTTTTTTACTGTAAAAGATGATACTTTCATCTCGTAATCCCATGTCCCCACTCATGAATCCTCCTCATAGTTTGGTTTACCAAAAGTTTTATACTCTAATTGTTGTGTTAAAAACAAAATTTGAGCTTTTAAACTTTTATTTTCTTTTTCAAGTATTTCAATGTGTTTTTCGTAAACAGTAATCATGTTTTCCAAATTTTCTAATTTTAACTCCTTATCCCAATCCATTATACCCTACAAAAATTATTTAATCATTTAATTATTGCTTTATATTTCATTTTGTTACATATAATCCCACATATAAGAACGATCTCCATATTCATCAGCATACCATCTATCTCCATTTGCGTCAACTGTCACTGTCTCATCTAACCCATCATTAATAAAACCAAAGGGTGCCATGTCCTGTTCAATTTGATTTTTTTGCTCCTCATACATTCTCTTTCGAATATCATTATCGGTCATTTCTTTGAAGTAATCTTGAGCAACCAACCATGCAAATATTACAAGGCACATTGCTAAATCATCATTACATCCTTCCTCTGCTTCAAATGAATTATGTTTCTGTGCAAATGTGGTTAATTCGGATATGATTTCATAATCACAAGTTAAAAGTTTATTATCTTCAATCATTGCTTTTAGATTACTACAACCTAATTTTTTGACAGCAGAGGTCATACGAACACCAAGTTGTGTTTTCTTACCACTAAATCCTTGACCAACCACTTGTCCAGCACGACCTCTCATGGATGCCATTAAAAGATTTTCATATTCCAAATCATACTGTATAATACTTGCAACTTGATCTCCAATATCATTAACTTCAATGAGAAGAAAAGCATTGTTATATCCCTTTGCAACATTATGCACAATATTCGGAAATAACATTGGTTTTATTTCATTATTACGATATTTTGCAACAACTTTATATGGGAATTGTGTGATATCAAATACAATAAATGCGGAATAGTCATTACCCAAACCCCTTGCCACATCAACAGTTATCATATAATTATGATCTTTTATGCAGTTTTCATAAATATCCAACCCTGCGTTTTTTTGTATTGGATTATCATATACTAGATTTCTTAATACAGCTGGATTTATGAGAGTGTTAACGGAACCTAAAAACTCACATTCAAACTCAACCTTAAACTGTTGTTCAGAAGTATTTGCAATAGTCTGCATCTTCCACTCTTCATCACGACCAGGCACCTCAGACCAATGAACATCTGTTGGTTTGTATTCATTTTTACCTCTCTCAGCATCATGCCACATGCGATAAAAATGATTCATACCACGAGGGGTAGAAACAATTATAACTTTTGTTTGAGTACCTGATGAAATGGTAGGATAAACTGAGGCAAAGAAATCATCGGCAACATGATTCGGAACGAAAGCAAATTCATCCAAGAATAATATATTGAATGACATACCTCGAACAGCAGACGCAGATGTAGATGCTGCTAATATTTTTGATCCGTTATCTAATTCTAATGATCCTTTATTCCATGCAATGATACCTTGTTGCATCCACTTTGGAAGATTTTCATATGCAGTCTGTAATCTACCAAGTAGATCCATTGCGATTTTTGCTTTGTTTGCAAGAATACCTATATTAACACTATCATTGAATATTGCATAGTGTAAAAGATAAGATACCACAGTAGTAGATTTACCAGTCTGTCTTGGCATTTTGCAGATATTAAACCTGTTTTCATGGAAGTTTCGAACGAGTTTTTCTTGAAATGGATATAAATTGAAAGGAACTAATCCTTCATCAAGTGATACTATCTTTATATATTTCTTAGCAAAATAAACAGGATCATCCTTACACCTCATGAATTCAATGACATTCTCTTCAGTGAATTCTATTGGTGTATTTGCTTTTTTTAGATTCGGATTTCCAAGATAAACATTATCAGACATAATTTAATCAGCAATTCCAACGACGACGTGCTTGTCTTAATCTACTATTTGGATCTTTAGCTGCTTTCGGAAACTTCTTCATCTGTCCAGCACTTCTTGCACAATAACTTTTTCTACGTTTTGCATCCTTAGAACCTTTTTTTAACTTAGATGGTTCAGTAGTAACTGCAGTTTTTAATTTAGAACCAGGATTTCTACGACGATATACTTCGACACCCTTCTGTGTCATACCTGCACCACTTTTAGTTGGTCTTTTGTGACCTGACTTAACACTCATACCCTTCATATCATCTTCACTTAATTCATTTCTCCAATCGGACATTATCTTTTTTGATGAAATAACATCAACCACTTGTACAAAATCATTACCATTTGCATCCTGTAATGTAGTGATTTCCTCTTTTCTCATCTTTTTAGCAACTGCATCCTGCTCTTTCTTACGAAGTTCTGCCTCCTTTCTTGCCTTCATCATTGCAGAATTAGTGCTTACACCAACTTCTTCTTTCACACCACGTTTTGCTTTGTGCTCCTCTCTCCTCTTAGAAATAAGTTCACCTCTTGTTGCATCTTTTGTAATCTTCTTTCCAGTCAACGGATCGGGTAACTCACCAGATGTACCAAACTTTCTTTTATTTCTGATTGTTGCTTTACCATAAGTTGAAGCACCTGCCTCATACTTTGCTTCCACAACTTCAACTTCCTCCTTTTTTACACAGTTTGGATACCTCTTACCAAACATTGTCTTCATACCTTTCTTTTCATATCCCTTCCAACATTTTTCTGCAAATTGTTGGAATGATACACCAGTTGGTTCGAACTCTTCTTTCTTACTACTATTACCCCAGTTCGCAGCACCAACCTTACGACATTTGACTAATGCACCTGAAGCATATGCACTTGGCCAAACTGAATATCTTGACTTAACTTTATGATAACACGCATCTTTTGTGCCACTTCCCTTGCCTTTCTTATCTGATTCTGTTACAATTTCTTCACTTACTCCTGCTTTTCTAAGTCTCTTTGCTTGACTCTTATGCATCTCAACTGCCTTGTCAAGTTCTTTTGCAATACCTTTTACATTCTTAGGCATTTCTTTCTCTTCTTTGTTCATCACATATGCCTTGTAATTAGGACTTTTCTTCTCAACTGGTTTACCTGCTCTACGCATTGCCTTATTTCCTGCACCTCTATCAGTTTCTGTCGGAATATTTTTGACCGCTGCTTGTGCTGTTGGTGGATGTGTAGATGCTAATTTTGCTTTTCTTGACACACCTTTACCACCGTATGCCTCTTCAAAATCAGATCTCCAGTTTGAATAAGTTTCTTTCATTTTCTTCTTAGGTTTGTCAGTTGATACGTATGTTGGTTTTGCAGCACCCGTTTTTTGCTGTTGACCAGGATCTGCTTTCTTTTTACGACGTGCAGCAGATAATCTTTCTGCTTTTGTCATGCTTGCTCTTTTTGCAGAAGATACACATTTTGGTGTGCCTTCACCAGGTTCATCACTTGCACAAGTTCCACCTGTGACTACATTTACCCAACCACCTTTACCATCTTTAGATTTAGAACCTTTAAACCACTTATGAAGTGAACCCTCTTTTACATCTTTGCTATCAAGATAATCTGCAGCAGTGTCTAAGTAATCAGATGCTTTAGTTATCTTTGATTGAACCCATGCTTTGAAATTATCTTTCTTA